AAGCCAGATGATGGGGGCACAAAATTACAAAGAGTTGTCTCAAAAAATAGGTTTTAACCTACGCAGTTCTTCAAGCGACGAAGAAGATGTGTCGTTTAAAGCGACAGATCATCCAATCCTTCAGTTAATAAATCTTGCAAAAACAAAAAAGACGAACCTTCGTAGCGAGTATAACCACAGCGACATTAATTTTACGTGGATAGAAGTAAAGTATGTTGCTGATTCTTATGAGAACTATAAAAAAGCGTTTGGTTTAATTGACTTTACAGACTTATTGACTAGGTTTGTAGAACAAGCCGACACGATCATGCCTTCCCTAAAAGTGTGTTTTTTGGATGAGGCTCAAGACCTGTCTCCGCTTCAATGGGACATTGCTCATAACCTAGATTTGAAGTCTGAACGGATGTTTGTGGCGGGAGATGATGATCAGGCGATTTATCGTTGGGCGGGTGCAGACGTTGATCACTTTATCAACCTCCCCGGTGGTGCGGAGGTTTTGGAGCAAAGTTATCGTGTGCCTGCCGCAATTCACGCGTTAGCAGAAAAGATAGCTTCCCGAATACAAAACCGTTTTCCAAAGGTGTACCGTCCCCGAACAGAACAGGGCCAAATATTCCGGGTCCCTAATATTCGTTCAATTAATATGTCGGAGGGGAACTGGCTAATTATGGCGCAAGCTCGGTACATGCTTTATTCGATAGAGCAAGAGTTAAAAAATGGCGGCTATTTGTTTGAACGTCAAAACGGTGGTCGCTCTATACCTCAAAAAATGTCACTAGCTATTAATGGTTGGGAAAGCTTACGCAAGGGGCGGGCAGTAACCACGGGCACCGCACAGGCGATTTATTCCTATATGTCTGGGAACGGCGTTCGCATAAAACGCGGTCACAAAACCATTAACGCCGACGATAACGAAATGTTTGAACTAAACGATTTACAAGAACGTTTTGGTCTATTGGCCACAGATGAGATGATCTGGAATGAGGCTATGGATAAAATACCCGATGGGGATCGGGCATACATAACAGCCCTCCTCCGACGTGGTGAGAAATTTAATGCCAAACCCCGCATCCGGCTGTCCACGATCCACGGTACAAAAGGCGGCGAAGCCGAAAACGTTGTAATTCTTACCGACCTTACTGCGGCAGCAATGGCGTCGGAGGGGGACGATCTTCACCGCGTGTTTTACGTGGGGGTGACGCGGTCATCTCAAAACCTATACATTCTAGAACCAGAAGATTATTTGAGGGCTTACGCTTTATGAAAGAAAAAACTGAAATGAGTCGGATAAAATGTCCTAAATGCGAGAATCACGCAGAAGAAATTATCCACGCGCAGGAAAAAAAGCGTGTGGGGTGGTGGTGCCGGGCTTGCGACCATTTTGAGAAAGCTATTCTACGTGAGCGTAAGGTAGCCTAATGACTACCGGCAAACTGCAAATGGCAATGTTCCCACCAAAGAGTGATTGGGTTCCTCCAATGGAACTTCCTGACATCTTCGACGCGGAAGAAATCGCTATCGACGTGGAAACACGGGACCCGAACCTCAAGCAGAAAGGACCCGGCTGGCCCACAAAAGACGGCGAAGTGGTGGGATATGCCATAGCAGTGCCGGGTTGGAAGTGTTACATCCCCGTTGGCCATGCGGGCGGGGGCAATCTTGATAAACGCATCGTTAGTAAGTGGCTCAAAAAAGTATTTGAATGCCCCGCCGACAAGATCATGCACAACGCTCAGTATGATCTGGGCTGGATACGCGCAGAGGGCTTTGAGATTAAAGGCCGCGTGATTGACACCATGATTACGGCCAGCTTGATCGATGAAAATCGGTTTAGCTATAGCCTCAACGCGCTTTGCTACGACCATTTAGGAAAGACCAAATCTGAAAAGACTTTAGTACAGGCCGCAAAAGAATTTGGCGTAGATCCCAAAGGCGAGATGTGGAAACTACCCGCCATGTATGTCGGACCGTATGCCGAGACAGACGCCGAGATTACACTGGAGCTTTGGGGACACTTTAAGACGTTACTGAACCGTGAAGAGCTTTGGGATGTTTGGCGACTAGAGATTGCGCTTTTACCGCACCTTGTGGACATGACCATGCGCGGCATACGGGTAGATATCGACCGCGCTGAACGGACCAAGCAGACTCTGATTAAACAAGAAAAGGATGCGCTCAAACAAATTAAGGCGATAACAGGTATGAACGTCGAGATATGGGCCGCTCAGTCCATCGCCAAAGCGTTTGACAAACTAGACATCCCTTACACCAAAACGGAAAAAGGAGCACCTAGCTTCACCAAGTCTTTTCTTTCCGAACACCCGCATGATCTGGCTAAATGGATCGTCAAAGCCCGTAACCTCAACAAAACCAGCGGCTCTTTTATCGACGGTATCCTCAAGTACGTCCATAACGGACGCATTCACAGCCACATCAATCAGCTACGCTCCGATGACGGCGGTACTGTGTCGGGCCGGATCTCCATGAACTCGCCCAACCTACAGCAGATCCCCGCCCGTGACCCGGTGTTAGGCCCCATGATCCGCTCGCTATTCCTACCAGAAGAGGGTCAGCAGTGGGCGGCCATCGACTTCTCGCAGCAAGAACCACGGATCTTGGTTCACTACGCCAAGAACTACGGGGATTACAGAAACATGCCCATGGAGGGCGTAGAAAGCTTCGTGGACGGGTATTGCAACAACCCGGATATGGACTTTCATAGCATGGTCAGTGAGATGGCAAAGATTCCCCGTAAACAAGCTAAGGTGATTAACCTCGGCATGATGTACGGCATGGGCGTCAACAAGCTATCCGAACAGTTGGACTTGACCGTGGAGGAAGCAAAAGCTTTGACTCAGCAGTATCACAAGCGCGTCCCCTTTGTAAAAGGACTGATGAAAGGCGTACAGCGCAAGTTGGACGATCCACGGTCCTCCGGCAGTTTACGATCTCTCCGGGGACGTAAATGCCGATTCGATCTTTGGGAGCCCGACACGTTTGAAATGCACAAAGCCATGGCTCGCGAAGAAGCACTCGCGGCCCACGGGCCAACGACCAGACTACGTCGGGCGTACACGTACAAGGCTTTAAACAGGTTGATACAGGCTTCTGCGGCGGACATGACTAAGCAGTCTATGGTAGACGTTTGTGAGGCTGGTTTTATTCCCATGCTTCAAGTGCATGATGAATTAGCTTTTTCTGTAGAAAGCCCGGAAAAAGCAAAGCATCTTGCTGAAATTATGGAACAAGCGGTGCCGTTACAAGTTCCTAACAAGTGCGACGTAGAAATAGGTCCCAGTTGGGGCGAGTGTGAGGAACAATCATGAGTGAAGAGGTGAAGACTGCGGCCAAAGTGGGCCAAATTTATTACGACTTGCATAACGGACAGGGTTTTGTTGTGTTAAATGAGCGTTGGTATTGTCTTTTGGAAGATGTTTGTGAGCTTGACGTAATTCAAGATGTCATTTCGGACATGACTGAGCTATATGAAGACCGACATTCCGTGGTTTTTCAAGAGGTTGATTGAAGCTACGACGTTGCGTATACTTTCCCATACCTAATGTAGGAGACGTGTGATGGACACGACTAAATGGAAATCAGTACTGCTTCCTCGGGATGTTTATGAAGAGTTGGTGGTGATTGCAAGAGTAGAAGGGCGTACAATTAGTGGACAGCTTCGGTATATACATGAGGGCTGGAAACAAGAACATCTTTCCGACCGTGATCAAGAGTATATTGCCGAACAAGTGGATTCATTTAAGAAGGAGAACGGCGTAGACCTCACGTCAAAAAGCTTTTCAATATGAGTCAATTTACAACGATGCAGAACGAATTCAACAAAGCGTTGAAGAAGCTGGAAGAAGGCTATAAAAGCGGGAAGGTTGATCGTTCTGACTTTGACAAACTGCATGTTTGGCACGAATTCCTCAAATCCAAAATAAATGCGGATAGAGAAAAAGATGCCAAAGAAGTCAGATAACGTTACTTGTCCCGCTCACTACAACCAAGGTGAGATTGAGTGCATTGAGGCGATAAAAGCAAGCTTAACCCCGGAGGGGTTTCAGGCATATCTTAAAGCGTCTTCGATAAAATACCTTTGGCGACATGAATATAAAAATGCGCCCGTGGAAGATTTGAGGAAAGCTAAATGGTTTCTGGGCCGTTTGATAGACGAGCTAGTAAATGGTGGTTTGGATTAGAGGCAGACGACGTAAAAATAGCAATGCAGGCCGCCCATCAAACCGCCGACCGTCTAAATAAACCGATTGCGTTACAGATAGATCTTTCGGTTGTTCCAGAAGAACAGGCCACAATGGAAATTCTTGAAGTGATAACCCCCGTGGGATATCATAGAGATGCATGAATGGCTCATGCGACACTCCTAAAGTGTTTAGGGTTGGTAGTTTTCTCCCAAAGTGAACAACATTTAACCCGAGCCCCGCGCAACGCGGGGTTTTTTTTGCGTATGTTTTTTATGTATGTTATATATCACATATGAATCTTATAAACGCGATTGATCTTGCAACATCCAAAACCTACAAAAATGAGCGCCGCTGCTATATCGGAGCCAGTAATGTAGGCAATCCCTGCCACGCGTTTCTTCAGTACAGCCTCCGGGGTTATTCTCAGATCGGCCCCCCGCCCGCCGTCATACGCATCTTTAACCTTGGTCATCACCTAGAAGAAATCGTAGTTGAGGACCTTAAAGCAGCGGGCATAAGCGTTTCCGAAATAAATCCTAAAACCGGGAAGCAATGGACATTTACCGCTCTCGGCGGCCATGTCCGAGGCCATGCTGACGGCATAATCCATAACGGAGAAGGCAATGATCCTCAGATCCTTGAGATAAAATCCATGAACGACAAAAAATGGAGGATGTTTAAAAACCAAGGAATCGCCCGTAGTCACCCAATCTACTACGACCAAGTGCAACTGCTCATGGGCCTCGCTGATTTATCTACAGCATGGATGGTTGCCTACAATAAAAACACTTCCTCGTATCACGCAGAACACGTCGCGTTTAACGCACCACGCTACAAAGACCTTCTGCGTAAATCCCTTTCCGTGGTCCGTGACTTGTCAACCGCTCGCATAACAGATACCCCTGACTGTTTTGAATGCAGGTACTGTAACTACAGACCACACTGCTGGCCCAACGGCATTCAACCACCCCCGATTGCCGTTGAGTGTATAACTTGTCGCCACAGTAAGCCGACAGGCAAACGTAAGTGGCACTGTACGTTACACGGGTCACGGGCCACGGAACCCTGTTCACAGTGGAGCAAGCTGCAACCGAAATGACTATTAAGCGAATTCACGTTAATCAACACGTTATCCGCCGTAATTTAAAGGTTAAAGAGGGGCCGCATGAGCCCGCAATCGCCGTAAAGGAAGGGAAGAAAAATACTTACGGACATGGCGTCACGGTTCACGGGCCAAGTAAAGTTGTGTACTCCCCCGACAAGCCCCTCTCATGCGGAGCCCGAGTCTGGATTGAGACGACTGCGGAGGTAGATATAGAATGAGCCGGGACACGTGCTGGTATTGCGGGGGCCGCTTAATTTGGGGCGGCGACCACGATTTGTCTGAAGAAGACGACCATTTTGACATGTCCTCAAACCTGACCTGCGCGCAGTGTCAGGCCCACGTCGTTTACTATAGGCCAAAAGATGAAGAAGCTTTGGAAGATTAGTGAGCCCAAAAAAGAGTTAGCCGGGTGGAAACAATACGCCCTGATGTTTGTGGTGTTCTTAATTATAGCCTTGCTTGCTTAACCCTTATCTAGTATAGGTAGTCACTAAGATTAATCGCAACTAGGGGTGAGCGGTTGGATCGGCTGACTTGCAAGCTATGCAAGAAAAGAAAATCTAAAAACGAGTTCGCTAAACGCTTTCATGAAACCGGTAAATATCTGGGCGGTAAAGCCGTTTGTAACGAGTGCGAACGCGCTCGCCAAATAAAAAGCATCTATAAAAACCCCAGAAATTACATCGCCTCCCGCCACCATGACATGTGCCAACGCGCAAAAAAACACGACATATTTCTGGACGAAGCTATAGACACGGACTTCCTTGTCGATTTGTTTAAACAACAAGACGGACGGTGCGCCCTCTCTAACTTACCCATGACGTGGATACATGAGGGACTGTCCTCGAACCACGGCTCACGGCGCGGCACCAACGTGTCGGTTGACCGGGTTAATCCAAGCGAGGGTTATCAACCCGGAAACGTCCGGTTAGTCTGTGACCGAGTCAATAAGTTGAAGTCTAATATGCTGGACGGCGACCTGTATTTTTGGTGCGCCATATTGACCAAAGCCTTTAGCGGCCTTTAAGGCGTTTTGCCGCCTCTTCTATTAATTGCAGGCGACTTGCATAAAACGACGGGCTGTCTTTTTTATCTTCATCAAATTCCAACTCGCGCTCTTCTTCCAGATCATCCAGCAACTCTTCCCACCCCTCCCCTTCTCTATTCATGGCTTCGCAACTCCTGAACACTAGTCACCCACTCCATGGGTATCGCCAATTCCGCGTCCCCCTCTTCTACCAGCCCCTTGCCATCTAACAAAACGTGCGGGCATATCAAAATACGCTGTTCATCCCGATGAAGAATCACGCCACACGACATGACCGTCGCTTCCTTCGTGTCCTTCATCTCCTCAACCGAACGCCAACCCACACGGCCCCCGCCACACGCGTCACGCCACCGGACTAAAAATAATTTGGGCTCCATATAACCTCCCCAAGTGATAGAAATTAGCAAAGGGTCTTTTCGCCAATTTCTATCAGCCTACTACAAAAATGAACAACGTTCTGGGAGAATGGTCCGCATGGGATTACCAATCGACGCAGAAGAACGAAGTTTCGTAGCTAAGTTATTGGAAGATAACGAAGATTTCCGAGAATACGTTATTCAAGCAATGGAACTACAAATGCTCCGGGGCGACGAAAATTCCAAGCACTTTATCGAAACGCTAATGGCCGAAGATGAACACGAATTTATCTTATCCTTGTGTCACATAGGATTCATTGTATACACTGACTACCTCATCACAACCAAAGCCAACTACAACAAACAAAAGCTGCACTAAAAATGAGACACTGCTACGTCTGCAACCGCTGTGGAATACCCATCACCAACGCACTGTGCGAACAGTGCCACCAAAACCGCAAGGAGAAACCCATCAAAGTGGAACTCGCTGAACACTTCATCGCCCTCTTCGTCGTCTCCGTCCTCACGGCCTACGTCTACTTCTACATGTAAACTCCCGCTTGACGGGGTATCGCATATATGCGATGCTCGCGGATGTTCCATGTGGAACATCATTTGGGAGAAAATCATGACAACGCTAGAAGAAACCGGTATTGAAATCCGTGCCGCTGTCCTTAACCTACAAAAGCTGGCTAACACTACACGGACCACGGACCCCGAAACCGCATCCAAAATAGATGGCATCGCCAACAGCATCACCGAAATCGTTGACGGCAAACACCCCATCATGAAAAATCAAGAAACAACCCACACCGCCATCTACGAGGGCCATCACGACGCCGTCATCCTAGCCTTCACCGAAAAAGACGGCACAAATGACTTCGGAATCCTTTCCGAAATACCCTTCATCCGGGAACTAAAAGACCAAGAAGAGTTTGAACAAGACGTGATGGCCGCATTCAACGGCTTAGAAAAAGCCTACTCACACTGGCCCGGTGAATACGTGGGCCTACAACTCATCATTCAACGTGATTACGTCAACATGACTTGAAGGAGAAGACCATGAAACCCGAAACAACTAACGACGTGCCGCTAACTGAAG